AGTCCGCGTTGGCTGGCACCGTTCCATCGACTGGAATATACCGTCCGGTACCGCCTTCGCCTCATCCACAATATACAGCAAATCATTGCTCGGACCCTGCACATGCCAGCCCTCCGCCTTCTCAGGATTGCTCGCGCTGAACCCTATGCATCTACTCACCAGCTCCTGGCCATCCACCTTCTTCGGGTACACATACCGGATCTCTCCATCCTTGATCGAGAATCCATTCTCCTCGCCACCCAATCCATTGATCATCTTACGAAGGTGCGGCCACAGAGCATCGGCCACCTGTCGGTACACACCCGCCGTACATACCACCAAGCTCCCAGGCCAGCGGAGCATGTGCCAGACAACCGCTGACGCCGCTACCATGCTCGTCTTGCCAGAACCATTCGCGGCCTTGAGTGCTACCTTGGAATGCTTCTCGTTCAACGCTCCCAGCACCTTCTCCTGCCAAGGATAGGTGTCGCGAAGCCCCAACATCATCTTAGGGAAGTTGGCCAATTGTTGTGCCTCCTCCAGGAGCTTACGCTGCTTCCATGCAGGGATATGCGAACCCATTCCTAGTGAAGGGGGTTTCTTCCGTTTAATTTGCTTGACACTCATAAAATTGGGTTGGGTGGGGAGAGGGGGTATAAGGTATCACCCACCCCCCTCCTGGGTGGTCCCCCTCCCCCGTCGTCCTATTACAATATCCGCCATCCGTATACCGCTATTGCTATTGCCTATCCTATTTAGATTGACCACCAAATGCACCTAGTAGATTGCCACTAACTGACAATTCCTTGCCGCCCTTACCAGTATGTTCTAACGAGGCGCGAGCAACGTAGCCTCTGGTTCTCTCCAATAGCCATGCGCTACCTTGCCAGCCATTGCCGCATTGACGCACTACGCTAGTGAGTTCTAGTTCTCCCTCTAGCCTTGCCAGTTCTAAGTCATTGGCAAAGGCAACGTTGCGCTTTAAATAGTCATGCCAACCACCAGCGTTGCCAGATGGAAAGCCTGCCAGAATAGCTACACGTTCAAGCGGTATACCAAGGCGGCAGGCTTCTATCGCTTTTTTTAGCTGCTCTACGGGAACCACTTTACATGGCCTGCCGCCTCTCGACTTGGGCTTGTTTTCCCCTTGGACATTGACTGTCTTATCCCCTTGGACTTGCTTTGTCTTACCCGTTGCCATGGCTAGCACTTGGCCCCTGAAAAAGGCCACTTGGCCACATAAATCAAAAAAGTGTCGACAACAGTAGAGAACCAGTGTAAACCGCTGAAATCCTGCGAAAACCGTGGGGAAAACAACGGAACAACATGCAACGAAAACTCAACAGACTCTGGCAGGGCCTTGCCTTGCTGGTCGCAACCGCAACCGTCATCGGGACCGTCATCTGGCTCTTGGTCGACGCACTTATGGGAGGTGCAATGTGAAAATGGTTCTTCTCAGCATTTTCGGTTCTGCTGGCTACACCAGACAGACTGGCCGATACATGTATACGCAACGGGCCACTTTCAAGTCTTACAAACAGGGGCTTTCAAATCCACTGGCAATAGATGAAATGTCTGTTGGCCCCGTAAATGGTTTTCCAATACCTGCCAAACATACACTGTTGGCTCAATTATTAAAGTATGGTTTACCAATACCACAAATGGGAACAAACATTATCCAACACATAAGGCACTTGCGTGAAGTAAAGAGTCGCAAAACAGTTAAGGCCAGTCTTATTCAGCAAGCCAAAAAAGTTCTGCCGCTTGGCAGTTTGTTAGGTATTGAGATTGAACATTATCCAATTTATACCTTTAGTTTACCTTCCAACAGTTTAGGCAACTACACTCATGATGGCAGTCTAGGAACTGGCGGTATTGAGCTTAGGCGTTTGACTTGGGTTGGTCTTAACGGACGCATTAACGGTATACTAGGATTGAAGCCATTATTGGAAGGTGCAACAGTGAACCACCGTTGCGGTTTACATATACACGTTGACATTAGGAACCTGCCGCCTGTTGGTAATGGGACAACAGTCCAATGTGATGTTGGTGAAACATACGACAGACTTTGCCAGTTGTACCCGGTATTAAAAAAGCTAGTGCCCAAATCGCGTTTGCGTTCGACTTACTGTCGCTGGTCTAACAACAGACGCGACTCTGACAGTTTCCGCTCTAATAGTGCTGGCAATAGATATTCTGCTCTTAACTATGACAGTGTATTGGAACATGGGACCATTGAGTGGCGCATGCAAAGCGGCTCAACCAATGTTGTTAAGATTGAGTCTTGGGCCTTGCTCTGCCAGTTCCTGACAAGGTGGGCCAGCGTACGCCAGAACAGCATGCCGCATAATTGGGACCAGTTCCTAGCCATCCTGCCGCAGTGGCTTGCCAGTTGGTGCGTGTTGCGCCGTGAACGTTTACATGGGGATTTAGGCCCCGTCGACGAAAGAGTGTCGTCTGCCATATCACAAACAGAATAACAACCAGCAACCAGCAACATTATGTGCAAACTATTTATAGCCACTGGCAATTTCACCAAACTGCAAACAACCAAGTTAATAGACAAAGCAGCTTCACTGTTTAGCAAAACGCAAAAGGACGGTTTTGGTTTTACCGTCTATGGTTCAAACGGTACCGTAGCAACAGGCCATTATTTAGAACCGTCAAACTACCCGGGCTTCAATGTTACACTACCAGAGTGGATTGACTGCAACAGAATAGAAACAGGCTCAATAACAACCAACACAACTGCAATAGTCTGCCATGGCAGAACCGCGACTAGTCGAGTAATGTTGGCCAATGTCCATCCGTTCACTGCCAAAGGTATTTCAATGTCACATAACGGCGTGTTGTCATGGATTGGCAAAGGGCCTGCACCAAAAGCAACCAACCACTGCGACAGTGAACAGTTTCTAAATTGGTACAACACCTTAAAAGCCCCGCTTAATAACACAAAGGAAAATTGGTCTGGCTACGGCGTGTTCGGCATTATTGACACAAAACGCAAAACGCTGACAGTGGCTAAGTGCGGTTCTGGCAAACTGGCTTACTGTTCCAACAACAGCGGGGCACATATGTGGTCCACTGAACAGCATGATCTAGAGACTATTGCCAAGGTGTTGTCAGATAGCGCAACCAAGCCACTGGCCATGCGGCCCAATACTGTTTGTCGTTTTGCAATCAAAGCAAAAAAGCCCCGTCTGTTGTCTGTCACCAACTGGCAGGGTTTCGGTTCTTCAATTAAGTCTGCTGACTGGTTCAAATCTATGGGAACATTGGCAGAACCGCAACACAAGCCACTTACCTACAAACGGGATTCATGGCCACTGTCTGAAACAGACTCGTTTCCTGACTACCAACCAACAGACAAGCCAGCAGCAACAGCCAGCCCATTTGTCTTACCGTGAAGCCCCTGTTGCGTGTCCTTGGCTATTTAGCGTTATGTCTGCTGTTTACAATACTGCTGGTTCTGTCAGCACTGGCAGGTAACGGAAAGAACTAGCAAGCCCCGACAAGCCCCGATAGTTGCAAGCCCCTAGGAAGCCCCTAGGGGCCTTTTGTTTGCCCTGTCCACTGTCACCACCTTACCGCCAATTAAAAGCCCCTTGACGGGGCCTTTCCGCTCGTTTGCGGGGCCATGGCCCAAGCCCATGCCGTTGCAAGTCTGCCAGTCTGCCAGCCAGAACCGCTTTTTGCTGCCAGTGAACCGCAACTGCAACCACTTTAGAGCAGGCCACTTCCTATGTGAATAAGGTTCCCCTGGTCTCAATTCACCCCCCCTTGGACATCGAATGTCCCACCCCGCTATTGGCATTGGACATCCCGTGTCCGACCCCCCCCGTCGCCCGCCCCCGCGGACCTCATGTGCCGCTCATGTGCGCCCCCCAGCCCCGGAACCTCATGGTGCGGTATTCGGGATTCTCCATACGCCATACGGAATTCGGAATTCCAGAATCGGGAATCGGGAAATCGGATAAATTATGGCGCGGTTCGACGCATTTCGCTCGGACCCCCGTAAACATTGGTCCGGATGCGGTCCACATATTTCTCATGGTGCGGTATTTTCCCCCTTGACGAGGTGGATCATGGTGCGGTAGGTTGGGCGGCGTGAACCAACAAACCATTGTCAGCGACGACTCCATGAATCCCCACACCCCCGGCCCTTGGCTGGTTAATTTCGAGCAAAACAAGTTCGACTCTAGGCGTTCAAAAGTTCAGGTCGTTGACGGCAGTTCTGCTTCCTTAAACAATGGCGGATTGCCACTGGTTTTGGCCAACGTCAACGCAATGCCATTCAATGACGAAAGTGTGCCGCTTGCCAACGCCCACCTCATTGCCTCCGCCCCTGACTTGCTGGCCGCTCTTGAAGTCATTCTCTCCTCAACCTGTGGAAATGTTGGCGACGACGGGTACGAGGGCTGCATCAGGATTGAGGCTAAAGCTCTGGACCGTGCCATCGCCGCCATCTCCAAAGCGAAAGGCAACTTATCGGAAACGGGGTCGTCCCAGCAACCGCCTCTCTAGCCTTCAATACCCCCCGTTCCGCTCCCTACACTCCATCCAACCATCAAACGCGCTCCTAGGCCCCTCCAGACTCCAGCGCGGGGCATTCGCTTCCATCCATCCAACCACCACCCCGTACCCTGACCCCGGCGAGGAGAAGAAAATAGAAAATCCAAATAGGGGGTCCAAGCGAACGAGCGATTTCGTAGTTGAGTTTAGTTTACTGTGGTTGCCCCCCATTGCCATAGTAGCAATTAAGGGGGAGCAACCATACCCCTATATTAGAGGGGTTAGTGGGGGCGTTCCTAGGGGGGAGTAAATTCTTAGAAAGGGGGGCCACATAGGCCTATGGACTACCCCCTAGGGAACCCCCCTAGTTGGGAATTAGGTCGATGTGGGCGCGGTAGGCGGCGAGGAGCTTCTTGTGCTTGTTTTCGAGGGTCTCCAGCCGGATCTCCAGCATCCGGATCCGATCCGAATCGGTGTGGCGGATGGAGCGGTTGTCGATGCCGTGCCATGTCCGGTCGAGCTTGTCGAAGACGATGATCCGACGCTTGCGAAGCTCATTGAACAACTTATTGGCCCGCTCGATATCGCACGATACCCCACTGGCTATGTGCATAACCACCTCGCTGGAAGCAATGATCTTATCATGCTTGAGCGGCGGCATCTTCCCGAACTGATCGCGGTATTTCATATACTGTCTTTCCTCTTGGCCTTGTTGTTGAACGGTTTCTTCTCCTTGAGCTGGGCACCGGTAATGACCAGCGGGTTGTATTCCTCCCACTTGATTCGATCGGTCCCGTGCTGGAGGTTGATGATGGGTTTGGGAAGCCGCCCTCCACGCTTGCAGAAGGCTAGCTGGAAGCGTCTAGGCTTGAACTGGCCTACCTCTGCCAGAACCGCGATCTCACGCGCCCAGTTGGCAAGCTCCGAGGAGCCGAAGCCGGCGTGAGCGAGTTCCATCGTGGTCATGGGTTCGCCGTCCTTGCGCTGGGCTTTGCTGATGTGATGCATCCAGATCCAAGCGACCTTGGTTTCTTGAAGGATGGGCTGGAGTTTGTTACGCAAGAACACGCTGACCTCGCCTTGGTCCGAAAGGTCACCACCGAAGTAGGAGAACAAAGGATCGGCCACGATGACATCGAGCTTTGATTTGTGAATGAACCGGCGGGCGTAGGCGAGGAACTGGTCGCCGGTACGGACGGCTTCGGTCCTAAACTCTAGCTGTTGCTGGAGCATCTTCATGTCGCCCCCGCTAAGGTTGAGTCCGAACCCTACGCCTTGGAATGCTTCGGCGAGATCGCCCTTGTCGTTCTCGGCTTGGATAACTCCGATCTTCAATGGGCGCACCGGGGCGATACCGAAGAAGTCCTTGCCGAGTGCCCATTGGATGACGATCTGCATCATCAGGGATGACTTCCCGATACCGGTGCCACCGCTGACGATCATGGAGGAGCCGCGGGTAAGCCAGCGTTGGCCGATCAGGTTGTCCGGATCGTTGGATGAATCGAAGGATATGAGATCCTTGATACTGACCACCGTGGATTGATCATCATCGGTTTCCCGGGAGGTGAGGTAATCCTCCCATGAAGCGGAACCGAGGTTAGTGGCCAACAGCTTCTGCTGGGACGTAGGACTCCGCCATGCGCCCGGGAGCCGGGAGTAGCGCGAGGGGTTCTTGTTCTTGGCATCGATGCCCGGGATGCTGCTGTAGATGATATCCCGGCGGATGTCCCACTCTTTGCGGTTGGGCGCATCTACGCGGACCCAGGCATGGATGGACTTGCCGCCAGAGTCGATGAGGACGGTGATGGGTAGGCCCGAATCGCGGAATAGCCGCTCCTGTTCAGCCTTGGGCTTGTCGTCGAACTCCACCAAGACATGGCGATACGCGCTGACATCGTTGTCGGAGCCGCTGTAGAGATTGGGTTTGAAAGGGTTGATGCGAACGAAGATCCCCTCGCGTTCCGGTGATAGGATGCGGGATGCCGGATCATCGAAGCGGTTGATCCATTCCTCGATGGGGATGAATGATCCAGCAGTGACTGGCCTACCCTCCTCGACCGCATCACAGATGCAGACCACCTCGGTGGGTGCGAATGCGGCTTGAAGGAACCGCTTGAACTCGCTGGCTTGAGGATCGGGCGGTGTGGTTGGTGTGGCTGGTGACGGTCGCTTGAACGATACCTTGGTGATATCGAATGGGGCGGTTGAGGGGGAGACCCCCGATTGAAGGAGATGGCCGGCTGGTTTGGAGTGAGACTTGGAAGCGGCCTCGCGGAGCTTGTGGATGAGTTCTCGATCGGACCAAGGTGGTTGGCAGGATTGATTCCAGCTTGAGAGCAGGGCCAGAGCATCGCCCTCCGAGAGCTGAAAGCCATGTACAAGGCCGACGGCAGCGGTGTAGGTAGTTGAGTGTCCGGACTGACCGGAGACGGCTGGCGGCACCTTGGAAAGCCAAAGGGCCGCACGTTGGTGCGGTGTCATATCGTTGTTTGTTTGGGACCGATCGT